CAGTATCAACTAGTGGTTCTGGATTTGCGTTGGTGTACAATGACAGTGACAACGGTTGGAGATTAAAGTATAACGATTAATTATGGCTAACTTACAAGATATAACAAATAGAAGTGAAGTAGGAACAATTAAACCTTGGGGTAAAGCTACTGCTCCTGCAGGTTATCTTTTGTGTGATGGATCTGCTGTATCAAGAACTACATATGCAGATTTGTTTGCTGTAATTTCTACGACTTATGGAGCTGGTGATAGTTCTACTACGTTTAATGTGCCAGATCTACAAGGTAAGTTTCCACAAGGTAAAAGTGGTACCACAAGCATGGCGGGAACTGGTGGTGCAAACACAGTTACAGTTGCCGTAACAAACAACCAAGCTGCTTCAAGCACTACAACACAATCAGTCACAATTACTGGTAGTATTGACAATACAAGTCTTACAACCGCACAACTTGCTTCACACTCTCATAACCAAAACTTTAAAGCTGCCTTTGGACAAGGTGGAGGCCCACAAGGTCTTGTTAATGAAAGACAAAATCAAGCACCAGCTGTAAGTAGTGCAGGTTCAGGAACGGGCCATAATCACTCGCATACTTTATCAGGAACTTTGACTGGAAATATTACAACTACTTTAACTGGAAACGTAACTGCAGCAGGTAATAATGCTTTCTCACCTTTTGTAATTACGCAATATATTATTAAACATTAGGAGATATTGATGGCTACACAAATAGTAATCGCAAACAAAGATGTTATAACTTTAGATGATAGTTATATAATTGAATGGGCAGATAAAGGTAAAAATTGGGTAGATGCATGGTGCCCAGATAATTATCATTGTGTAATATGGAACAATCTTGTCGGTCAAAATGAAATACAAACTAAAGATCCTTCAACTGGTAATATGACTGGCAATACAGATTTAAATGCTACAAGTGATGCTGTTGGATCTACCACTGTAGCTAATTTGCTTACATGGGGTGAAACAAGAAAAACTCAAATAGAAGCAGCCAAACAAGCTTATAATGATGCAATAGCTGATGATGCAGCTAATGGCACTAATAATGTAGGCGATAAAACTTGGATAGATTACGATTCAAACTACTCATAAAAAATACCACGTATTTGTAATACCTTTCTTTTCTTTGGCCCAGTGACAGCGCACACTTTGTGCAAGATACCATTTTTAATTACAACTAAACTATTAGGTTTTGAGTATATACTTAGGGGTAAACCTCTTCCTGTATCAATTAAAGTTTCTCCTCCCCAGTCTTTATCCCAATCTTCATGAATATATAAAGAATAATTTAAAGTATAACCACTATCCTGATGCCAATTTATTCCTGCATATTTATTGTACTTGTAGAAGCTAATAAACAATAATGAATTATCTTGAAAAGGCATAAACTCACAATTTTTTACTACATCTAAAACATGTTTAAAAATTTTGTTTTTAAATTCGTATTTACCCTTATCTAAACTTGACAAATAATTTATTGTCGTAACTTCTTTCATAGTTACATTATCACTTTTATCTAAAAAAAGATTTTTTTCCCAATTTTCAAAAGATTCTTTTTTGTCGTATTGACTGTAGTTAAATCTTGCAACCTGTTTAAATAAATCTTTTGGTAAAAAATTATCTATAATTAAAGCGCAGTCATCAACATTAGCATGTATTTTCATTTAAAACTTTTTTTCTTCCAAAAAAATCTTTTATATTTATCCATCCAAACAGAGTTTAGTTTCGTACTTGTTTTTGCATGAAGTTTTTCAAAATAAAACCCTGACCACATTTTCCATGATTCTCTTTTAAACGGTATAACTTGCACCATGGGCTCGCCTTTTTTTATTAAAAATTGTTCATCTCTTTTTTTTAGAAAGTAAGGAAAATTTATTAAATTAATATATGTATCTGTATCAACGACTCCAGAAATAATATCAAACCTTTCTTCGATCCTATTCATTGGTTTTACAAATAAACAACTATAACCTGGTGGTGTTTTAATAAGCCATTTGTTTATAAATTTTCCAGCTCTTTCACCAGAAATTTTGTGCCACTCTTTAGGTAATTGTTGTTTTGGGTGAAAATCAGTAGCTGGATTTTTATTAGCTTCTGTAACTGTAAAATCATTTTCTATTGGATCTATTAAATAATCTTGATCAAAAGGTATTATGTAACCAGCGGTCAATGAATCTAAAAAAGGTATGCAAGTTTTGACCGTGACTTCATGATAATTATTATTTGTAAATCTTGGAAGATTTTTATACTCTTCGGGTATAAATCTTGACGCAGGTTTGGGATGTGGCCAAACATCCAACATGTTTGCATCTGAAGCACAAAAAGTTATTTTTTTATTAGTAAACATTTTTTTTCAAAGTGGGATAACTTGCTTCAAAATTAGCTGCAAGAGTTATTCTTTTATGATCTGTAAGATTAGGTGTGGTTGAATGATTAAGGCCACCATCAAACATTAAACATGTTCCATCTTTTACTTTTATATCAACTATTGAATTATTAAAAGAATTAGTATTATTTTTTTTAATTAAAAAAAATTTTTTATATTCTTTATTTATTAAAAAAGAAGTATTTGATTTTTCAACATCAACAAAAAAAACTAAAGAAAAAGCAGTGCCGTGACAGTGAGGTATAGCCATTTGATTTTTTACATACCAATTTATCCAAAGTTCAGTTAAGTTTATGCTAGGAACATCAAAGTCTTCTGATTTTACAAAGGACTCTATTATTTTTATGAATTCTTTTGATATATTTAACATAGAGGGATACCTTAAATGTGTGTCCCAAGCTGTTCTTCTAGCTTGTATATTTGATGAAAATTTCAAATCTGTAGAATGATTATGAACGGCGTTGTTTTCTATTTTAACAATTTCGTTGATTTCTTTTTTCCAAAACTCAAAGTTTGGCATATCAAAAGAATAAATTTCTTCAGTGAATAATTCATGTTTAGAAATTTTAATTGTCATCTGTAATAAAATTAAAAGACATGGATCTTCTTGTCGGATCGCTATCATTTGTTTTGTAAGGTAAAACAAAGTGTTGATGTGATGCTTCAAAAATATAAAAATCACCGACATCAGGCTCATAAAACATAGTTTTATTTTCTGGAAATATAAAACCAAGCGCGCCATCTCTAAACTTATGTTTGTGTTTTGCATCGTTAATAAAGTTAGGTACTTTTAAAAACATAACGGTTGACCATCCTGTTCCATCGTGATGTGTATGTATAGGATTATATTCATGCGGCTGCATGTCGTTAATCCACATTGTTATGATTTTTAAATTATACATTGGTTTAGGAGTAAGAGAAAAATGATTTAATGAAATCATATACTCATTCATGCATTTTTTTATTGTTTCAAAAATAGGTAGAGATTGTATAATTTTTGTAGACTCTAGTTCACTGTCTAATCTGCCAGCTAATTTTGCACCTTTGCTTTCTAAAGAGTGTTTGTTATCGTCGTATTTTTTGTTTAATTGTTCTATTTGATCTAAGGGAATTTTATATTTTTTTATAATTCTACCGCTAACAATAGTTTTACTAATCATTCTTTTGTCGCATGTATACCATAGTTTAATTGTCAAGAAAACAATTTTAAAAAGTTCTGTTGATCTATAAAAAAATATGTTTACATTAGGTTCTCACCAAAATTAACAATCACAGGAGAAAATATGGAAAACGAAGATATAAATAAAGCCATTGCCTACCTTGCAGATAAGGTGAGCAAATATCATGAAAGACTATTAGCAGTAGAAAGAGACATGGAGCGTCATTTAAAAGAGTGTAATCATCATAGTCATGATGAAGATTTAACTTGTCCAATATGTGAAGGACAAGGATGTGAGTGTCAACAATCTTAAGACTTTGGAGTTTCGCCCAACATATCTCTTAAAGATGGAGCAAATACTTTAACATCCCGTCTAATTTTTTCAACAGTCGTTGAAGTATTTGGGTCATCAATGTCCGCTTGCATAGCCTCTTCTGACTCATATTCTTGACCTGTTTCTGTATTAGTGAGCGTGGTTTCTGTTTTGACATTGTATCTTGGTATGACTCTACCATCTTCAAGAGTCATAGTACCTATTTGTTCTGCGTTTTTAACTATCGGCATTTTCTCTCCAATTTATATTA